CAGATTTACCTGGCATTATAGCTTTAGCAATACCTAAAGCGGTGCATCCTTGTAAAAGAAATATACCACATATTGACAATAAAGTCAAGTACTTTTTAGTCATCTATTAAGGATAAGGTCTACTAGCCACCCAAAGGAAGCACCTAGTATTAACAGCAGTACACCAGCACCTTTCCATTTAGTTACTAGCTCAGTCATTCCTTGAACGTCTATACGCAACTGTTCCATCTGACGCTGTAAAGATTCTACCTGTGCTTCTAGCCTACCTATCTGTTGGTTTAAATCTTCCATTACCATTTCACCTTATTAGCCCAGTATGCTGCTGACATCTTACCTTTAGATATATTACTAGCGTGTCTTGCTTTAAATGATTTACGCCTGGCTTTTTCTTTTGATGATGAAGGTGATTTACCTGCGCCTGATACACCCTGCTGACCAAACCTTATAGTCTTAACCTTGTCACCCTCTTTAGCCACAACAACATGAGACTTCTTAGGATGGTTAGGTGTACGTTTAGGTTTGTTAAACCCTGATACACCTGCTCTTTCTAGTCTACTGTCCTTCTTCACTCTTAGCCTCCAGTAACTTTACTCTAACGTGTAAGTCTGCGAATCTTTGAAATATCTCTTCTTTTAACTCATGTCTTGCAAAAGCATTACCAGGACTAGGAATAATCTGTCCTTGTGGATCTACTAACATCATCATGTTAGCTTGCAACAGTTGTATCTCACCTCTTAACTCATTGACGTTACTAATAACCCACCACATTGCAGCAAGCATTACTGGTATGATTCCAGCAAGTAACGTAGCTAAGTCAAAGTTTTTCATTAGTCTGCTGGATCAGGCGTGTTGCCTTCTGCTAACCACTTTTGATATTCCTGCCAATCTGTATTATCATTGTCATCAGGAATGATTGCACCGTCTGATGTACGAATAATTCCTGCCATAGTTTCATCAGTAATTAAATTTTTCTCTCTTATCTTGTACATTTATAACTCCGCATCTGCTGTTAATTTAGCTACATAATAAAAACCATTACTAGTAGCGTTAGCAGTTGGATTCAAGTGAAATCTTTTTTTGTCAAAATAATTGACAGATACACTACCGACAGCGTTTAAACTACCAAGAGTTAAAACTACCGTGGGTGTTGTCCTCATCTCAACAACCCATGTATCAAAAACACCTGGACCATAGTTACCGTTTACAAAATATCCTGCAAAGAAATCTAATCCGCTATCTATTGGTTGTTGATAGTACCTTTGACACAATCCCAACTCTATCCCGTATGGTCTATGCTCAAACTCAGTAGCTGTGTCGCCAACCTCTAGCTGAACTCCTGTAACTTGCCATGTTGCGTTTAAAGTACTAATAACATTAACAGAACTATCAGCAGAAAAATTACCTGCGCCTACCCATGCTCCAGAAGTTCCTGTGTAAGTAGTACCTACGCCTAAACCAAAATTAACTTGTAATCCCATTCCTGTAGTGTTTAGCCATGTTCCAGTAGTATCTCCAGCAATAGTAATTGTTTTCTTTTCCCAAGTGTTAGCACTGCTAATTGTGTATGTAAAAGGATACGAACGATCACCACCGTTATTACGAAAAGAACCACCAAATGTTCCTGTCAATGATGACTTAACATGAAAAGATAACGTAGTTGTTTTAGCAGCCGATGTTCCATAATTCAAATCAGAAACAGAAGTGCCTTCAATACGCTGTAAAACTACATTGTAATCTGACGCATCTACAGACGAATCTGCTGTTGTAGTAGTTGCTTTTAAAGAATATTTAAAATCATCAGGAGCGTCAGCAACTTGTTGAAAAGACATTGCTCCTGCAGATTGTTCATACACTCTCCATCGGTCTAATGTGTATCCTGAGGTAGTAGTAACAGCAACACCAAGATTCCTCTGGTCAATAGTCATTGCACCGTTCATAATCTTATTCTTACCGATTACGTTAGATGTATTAGGCGTAACTCCATTGATGGTTGCTGTGTTGCCAGAACTAGCATCTGTAATTGCATTGACCGCGATTGTACTCATAATTAACCTTTTGGATACTTGTCTTTAACTGCTTTAATCTGTGCAGCCATGTCATCAGGAAACACACCAGCGTGATACAGTGCGTCTAGTTGATCGCCTATTGCTGGATACTCAGATGCTCTACTACGAGCATATTGTTTTGCGTCATACTCAGCTTGTAATCTAATTACTTCAGCATCTATCTCTGCGTCAGTTGGTTGTAAAACATCTTTTGTAAACCATCCTGTAATTTTTTTATCTGCAGAAGAAAAACTTGCGTTAGGTACAAGATTTTTTACTGCATTTATAAACAAAGTATTTTTGTCAATCATAACAATACCTCCATAAACACAGCTTCTAAAGCACTCATTTCTATAGTTGTACCAGTATCAAGGTCTGAGAATCCGTAGACCTGTACTACAACGTTTCCGCTTGAATTTCTTTCTGCACCGTTAATTACGACACTTTGTGAATTATATTGATAGTTAGCAGTTGTTGTAAGATTTACATATCCCCAACTAGTTTCACCATTTGTATTCCCTCCAAATACTAAAGACCCAGAAGAATTTACTGTTCCAACTTTAAAAGTTGGTCTGAGATCATCATCAGCACCAGTAGTTTGACCACGCCCCCATAAGGTAACAAAAACTAAAACTGTTGTATCAGACCTTTGCGGAGTAAAGCTAGTGTTGTTATTGTTGTTTAAAACGCCATTTGTGTTTGAACTTGAGTAAGCTGTAAAATCAGTATCTTTTGCTGTACTAATAATTTGCCCCTTAACTACTAACTCTCCAGTTTCATCAGGTAACGTCAGAGTTCTATCAGTGTTGCTATTAGGGGCAGCAATAGTAAAGTCACCTGTCCCACTAGCGTTTCCTTGAATTACAACTTTACTCATGGTTTAGGATTCTCCGTTTTAACAGTATCGATAGCATCCTTCCAAGTAGTCGTACCGTTAACACTATCCCAGTATTGCATATCGAGTTGTTCTTGGATTGATGGATAAACTCTATCTATCTTATATTGCTCTGGATCAACCCATGCGTTAACTGCATCCATGTCGATAGTAACCGAGTTACCGTTAGCATCTTTTGCTCCAGCAGTATCATCGACAGATACAACATTAGAATAAAGTGCGTAAATAGCTTTATGATTCATCCTGCAATCTCCATAGCAATAAGTGAACTAGCTGCTCTCGATTCATAACCAGTAGTGTCTCTATCTGAGTGTGTTCTGTTTACATAATTAGTTTGAACGGAATTACCTGCTAATTGAATTTTATAAGTAGTAGCACTTGTTGTAGATGGTGAGTCTAAATACATAACAGGTGTGGCTACAACACTGTATTGCCCTTCAGCAGAATCGTAGGGAAATTGTGCAGTTATTCGCGGTCTGTTACTTGCTGAGTCTCCTATATTAATAGCAGTACTATCTCTAACTAATCTTATATAAGTAAAACCTGTATGCGATCCTAACAGTATTTGACCAGTAACAAGTATTTTACTTGATGTGGATGAGGGCGTAATTGAAAGACTTAAACCCGTAATATCCGAAAAAGTAGAAGACGATGTACTAAACGTATCTGATTTATGTACAGATACAACTTGTAACGGAGTTCCTGGCGGCATCCCAGCATCATCTTGTACTAAACTTACGCCTGTTGTTCCATGTAGTTCTAGTGCCATTTAAATAATCACCAACCTTCCTCCAGTGGGTACAGTAACCGCCACACCAGAATTAATTGTAATTGGACCTGTACTCATTGCGTTAGTGTTTGAAGTTAGTGTGTAGTTAGTAGTGACTGTTTGTCCGTTCTCATAGAATACTTGGTCAGAACCTCCACCTGTAGCTCCACCACCTCCACCAATAGCACCCCATGCAGAACCATCGTAGCCCTCAAAGGAAGTATCAGTTGTGTTAAATCGTAAGTTACCTGCGCTGGGTGATCCGTTTCTCTGTGCTGTAGTACCTGATGGCATAACAGCAGAGCCTGTAGCAGATGTCTTAGATACTGTTGTAGCAGGTTGAGAAGCACTGTCTGCTAATGCTCCTTGTGCAGCAGTAGCGTAGTCTGCTGAATCAAATGCTTTCACTTGTGCTAGGTTAGTAACCTCGCTGTCCATTAATGCACCAGCAGCAGTAACATTAGCTGTATCTGTTACATCAGCACTGGCTTCAATACCATCTAACTTAGTGTGATCTGCGTCTGTAAATGCATTAGTGTCTGCGTTACTTTCGTATGCTGTTTTAATCTCTGCAGCACTTTGGTCTGCAGTAGCAGATGCTTCAATACCGTCTAACTTAGTATGGTCAGCATCAGTGAATGCGTTAGTGTCTGAGTTACTTTCGTATGCAGTCTTTATCTCAGCAGCAGTTTGATCTGATGTAGCACTGGCTTCTATACCAGCTAGTTTAGTTTCTTCAGCAGTAGTATAAGATGCAGTAGTACCTGCAAGAACAGATGAGAATGCTTGTACGTCAGAGCCAATAGCAACACCAAGATTAGTTCTTGATGTGCTTGCACTAGCTACGTCAGATAAGTTATTAGACGCTAGTAAACCAGTACCGCCTGTAGCAATAGACTGCCACGCAGACCCTGTGTAGGTCTGCATAATATTAATTGTCGTATTAAAATATAACGCACCAGCTAAAAGTGCGTCACCGTCATTATCAGTAGACGGGTCAGATGACTTAGCACCTAAGTACCTGTCATCAAAGTCATCATAAGAAGCTGCAGCAGCAGTAGCAGAACTAGCAGCAGATGTGGCTGAACTAGCAGCACTTGTAGCAGAACTAGCAGATGCTGTTGCTGAAGATGCAGAAGCTGTAGCAGACGTTGATGCAGAAGTGGCAGAGGACGCAGCAGCAGTAGCAGATGCAGCAGCTTCAGCAGCCTTTGTAGACGCTACACTAGCTTGATTAGCAGCATCTGTTGTGGCATCTCCTGGTCCTCCTGCTCCTCTAAATATAGCCATTATACGTCCTTACTTAGTTGCAATGTACATCGTGACTTCAAAACCAAATCTCATCTCAGTGTATTCAGGTTTAGTCCACATAGTGTTTCCTTTGTCGTAGTTTAAGTAATTGTTGTTTTTTGTGATTATTTAATTCACGCTTACGGCAGAAGTCTTGCCAAGTCATAACACCCTCCTATAAAGAAAGATGCGTTCCTTCGGTTTCCCTACTTCCGTCCTAATGGATGAACGACAATAATAAAACTCCCCAGACCTTATGAGCCTGGGGAGATACCTACTTAATTAAGCAGGAACAGCGAGAGCAACAGCAGAGCTATCACGCAACTCAGCTACACCGTAAAGCATATCTGATGTGAATAGCGTACCGAGGTACTCTTGCTTGTACTGGGTCTGAGAACGTACACCCATCTGCTCAGCAAGAACAAAAGCGTCCTTGTGTGCAAGTAGGCAGATACGGTCAGCACCAGAGCTTCCAGCACCGCTATCAGCATTAGTTGATACATAAGACATTACACCATATATATCACCAATCATACCGTTACGGATTGTGTTTGCTGAACCTTGCTCACCAACAAATGCTTGCTCAGTAAATCGAGCAATACCCATAAGGACATTTCTTGTTGATGGTGGAACAATCATACAACGATCTGTCATTGGTACGTCAGCATCATCAAGTCGCTGGATAGAACGTCTGATACCTGCATCAGTCAACGCAGCAGCGTTAGATGATGAAGAGTTATAGACTGTTGTACCGTTAGAGCCAATGAAAGCGTTAGTGGTTGAAGCTGCTGTAGAGTAAGCAGTACCTGAACCAACTGCTCGACCAAGCTGAATCAAGTCAGTATCAACTTGTTTAGCTAAAGCGTAACCAGCGTCATCAGTGTAGAACTTACGCAAAGAAGCGAGTGCCTGTGTTTCTACGATGTCCTCAATCAAACGTGAGTATTCGTAGTGCTTGTCGATAGCAACTTGCTGTTCTGTCTCAGTTGCTGCAATCAGTGTAACCTGAGTTGAAGCTGCTTTAACAGAAGCAGAACCACGAGTAGGCTTCGGAATGTGAAGCGTATCGCCCTTCTTACCTTTGAAAGACATCTTGCTGAACATGTTTGCAGCAACAAGATTAGCCTTATATGCTGCGATAATTTCGTCACTCCAAATCTCTGGGATAAACTTATCCGCAGTGGTCTTGGTGACATGATTAGAACCTAGTGCCATTTTTTATTTCCTTTCAATTATTTGACACGTCCCTCCGCGTATGCAGCCATAATTTCATCTGACATAGCTTCGTAACGTGCGGGATCACGTAAACGTAAGTTAATTAGATCAGCCCTTCGATAAGTTTTTCTTGATGACGGTGCAGGTGAACCAGTATTTACAGCAGCAGTTCGTAAACTCTGTTGTGTTCCTTTCTTTGATTCAGCAACTAACTCAGGACTAGAAGTTTCTTGTGGTTGGCTTGGATTCATCATGTTCCAAGTGGAAAGTAATTCAACAGCAGACTCATAATCAAACTGTGAATGCGCTTCAGTAAAAAGTCTAGTTCTTACTGGTGACGCTTTTATCCATTCAAAAAACTTAGGG